CGGCGCGTCTTTCTGGTAAACGCCAGAACCGTCGATCTCCAGTTCGACGACGCCCGTGTCGCCAAGCAGCTCGCGAAAACGGCTGGCGCTGTCCGCCGTCGTCACGTCCACAGGGTTGTTGTTGATTTTGAATGACCGCGTGCGCAGGCCCGCTAGCGCCGTCCAGGTAGGCGTTCCGGTTGAGCCGGTATTGAGAAAAAGGCCAAACGTCAGGCCAGTTTGAGCAGGCATGTATTCAATCTCCTGTTAGCTGTGATCGACGATTGCCCGCACGGTCAAGACGCCGTGCAAGGTCATCCCATCCGGGTCACGATACGGCCCGATTTGATTTGTGACGCGCAAAAGAACGAGGTTATAAGGCGAGGCGAGACTTAAGGCCGCCGTGTGGAGCGTCTTGCGAACTTCCGCCATCAAGTCGCGCGCCGTGGCGCTTTCCGGCGTTTGCGAGCCCGGCTGATGCCAGACATTCACGTCAATCGAAAACTCTTGCCCGTCTTCGGTCGCTGTTGAAAAATCTTCGGAGGACGTTTCAAGAGAGATATACGGCGTCGAATGGCCGGATGGCGCGAGGTCGACAACTTTTTTACCAACGAGAGCGCTGTTTATCGTCGCGTTTGCAAGGAGCGCCGTGCGTATCGCTGCCCGGATGGCGTAAGAGCCATCAAGGGCCGTGTTAGCCGGCATTGCGAACCGGGTAGCGCTTCGTCGCTACATATAATTCGAATGTCGCCGGCTCGGGTGCGACGCGAGAGACGCCCGATGCAGTCTCGCGCACAATTTCGCGGGTCGCGAGGTCAAGATAGATTGTTTCCGCCGGCGCATCATCCGTCGTCTTCGTCTTCGTCTTTTGATCGGTCATAGACCCTTACCCCTTTGTGGCGCTTGCGTTCGAATTCTTCCGGCGTCAAGTCGCTTTCAATGCGATCGCCGTCCGCAAGTTCGATGATGAATTGCTGTTTTTGCAGGTCCAGCCAACAGTCGACCGGCGGCGCGACGCTTCCGATTGTGACCTTAATCGGCGTCGATTTTCGTGTAGACACTGAGCACCTCTTTTAATCGCAGGCCCGCTTGCCACGCCGCAGCGCGGAAGAAGGGGCGGGCCGCCATTTTATAGGTGCCGTATTCTAGATAGATTGAATAGGGGGCGCGAGAGATAAGAGACGCCGTGAGCTTTTTATCGGTCTCAGCAAAGATGTTATTCGCGAGATTGCCGAAATCATTTGCCGGAGCCTGCCCCGGCGCCGACGCTTGATGATAGCGCTTATATTTTCCCTTGTTTTTTCCGCGCGTTATCTTCTTCCCGCGCCCGTAAATAACGCCGGTTTTTTTGCCGCTCAAAATGGATTTTTTGGCGTAATTCTGGCCAAAAATCGCCGCATCATAAAGCGCCTTCTGGACGCCACTTTCCAGCCCGGCAATGATTTTTTTTCGACGCGAAAGCTTGACCGTTTCGATGTCGATCCTGATCACGCGTTGATTTCCCGCATGGTCACGTTGAGAAACACCCGCTGTTCGGTCGGGTCCAGAATGCCTTCAACGTCAAATTTGCGAGCTCGCCAGACGATTTGCGAATTCGTCGAAATATCCGTCCTGTATCGGATGGTCATACGATAAAGCCGCTGCGCATCATCGCGCCCAGCAAGGACGATTGCAGACGCCCCGAGAGGTTCGACCCGCGCCCATGTCGTCGCGGCAAGCGTCCATGTAGTCGCAATCGAACCGGCGGCGTCGACCGTCTGCGACTGCTCGTAAATTTGCACCCGCTCGCGCATCGCGCCGACATCGGCCGCCCTCACGCGAGCCTCATCGGGCGCCAATATTTCAGGATTTCATTTGTGTGAACCGGCGTCTGCGAGACAGCGCCATCCATGATTGGTTCGCGGTTATCGTACCAGTGCTTGACCAGCATCTTGATGACGGCGATTAAGTCTTCAGGAATTCCGGCATATGGCGAAGCGTCAAACCCGGCCGTAAATGTGATTTCAATGGCCCCCGATTGCGCCATGATGACGACGTGCCACATTTGGCCAAGGACGCGCGAGACGCGCCCGCGCATGTCCGACACCTCGGAGAAATACACCCCGCTGTTGACCGTCGTAAAGCCGCCGTATGCGTCTTTCAACCGAACCTGTGTGACCGCCTGAAAAGGCCGCTTTGGAATATCCAGCGTCGTCGTCGGAGTCACCATCGTGACCGGCAATTGATGCACGCCGGGCGTCCAGACGCCGCCCAGCCCTTGCCCTTCGCCGTCCGGCCATCGGTCGAATACAGCCGTCCAGGTTTGCGTTTTCAGCGCAAGACCCGTGTCCTTTTCGACATATCGCCGCGCCGACGCGATCAAGGACGTGATCAACGCGTCGTCGTCGCTTGTGTCGACCCGGCAATAAGCCTTTGCGTCCGCCAATGTGACAGGTTCGCTTGCAGCGTCTGTCACAAGCCGAAGGCGGGGGACGGCGGAGCGCTTCATTTACGCGCCCGGCGATGATGGTCGACGACAGCCGGCGCGGTTTCCCGCACCAGCCGCGCCTTGCCGGCCGCGATAAGGTCATCGGCTAACTGCTTCACGACGACGTGAACGGACCCAACCGTCCACAATTCGACCGTGAAGCCATCGGCCGCGACCTTAAAGTCGGCAATCATTTCGATCCGCATCCGGGTCAGACCGGCTTATAGATCGAGTTGCCGCGCACCAGCACTGCAGACATGGGCGTGGCCGCGCCATGCGTGCCGGAAAAGTCGGCAAGCAGCTTGAGATACCGTTTGCCGCCGATGTAGCCCACTTCGGTCGGCGCCGTGTCGGCGGCGGCCTTGGCGGCAACCAGAGAGCGAACGATACCGCCAGAAGCGACAGTCGGGCCGATGACATCGGCCTGCTCGACAGCCGTGTATGTCGAGTCGTCGTCGCTGTGCGTCAATTTGAATTCGACCTTGTTTGTCGTCGAAAACGTAATGCCGCCGGCGCCGACGCTGATATAAAGCGTCGCTGAATTATAGCCGTTCAAATCAAGAGCGGCGGGGGTGTTATCGGCGTCCAGCGAAACAGGGCCGAAGACCTGCACAGCACTGAGACGCGAAGCCTGATCGCGCATCATGGCGATTGTTCCTTTTCAGAATGGGAAGGGAGAGCGAGCGCAGCGACAAGGCCGCGCCCGCGATGCAACGTCCTAGAATCAGGACGAAGCGAATTTCAGGAGCTTATAAGCTTCATGCATCGTGACCGCGCCGCCGACGCGCTTCGTCGTGTAGAAGATCACGTTTGGCTTCGACGTATAGGGGTCACGCAGGACGCGCGTGCCGATACGGTCGACGATGGTATAGGCCCGGCGGAAATCGCCAAACGCCATCGAATACGAGTTCGCCGCGATGTCCGGCATGTGTTCCATCTCGACGACCGGATAACCGGCAAGCATCGACGGCGCCCCGGCCTGGACAGACGGCTCCCAAAGATAGCGGCCGTAGCTGTCCTTGAGGACGCGCGCCGCCGCCAGCGTGCGACGATTGGCAACCCACGAGGCGCCCGCACGATACGGCGCCTTCAGGCCGTAAATCATGTTGTAGATCGGGTCCATCGTGGTCGTATGGAAAGCGCCGCTCGCGCCGGTCGGGTAATAGCCGACGCTGCCATAGGCGAGGTCGGCTGTGTCGGCCGTCACGGTCTGCGAGAGCAGGCCCTGCGGCTTCTTGTTGCCCGTGCCGGAAATGAACGCGACGCCTTCCTGATAGGCGAACTCCAGCTGCACTTCGTCGGCAAGCCACTGCTCGATATTGACGAAACTATCGTCAAGAAGCGACTGCGAAGCGACCGGCTGGGCGTAAATCTCCATGACGGGGATTTCCGCCTCTTTCAGCGCCGGCGTCGTCGTCGACGTGCGGCTTTCCAGTTCGCCAACCCATCCCGACGTAGTGCCGTGAATGTTGATGAAACGCCGATAGGAGGCGTTTGAAGTCTGGCGCACGGTCGCAATCGAGCGCATCGGCGAAACCAGCTTGACGGTCGCGTCAATCGCCTGATCGATTTCGGGCAGGACGGTGAAACCGCCGTCCGGCTCGGAGCCGACAGACAGCGCCTTCTTTTCAAGCTCGCGCAAATCGCGTTCGGTGAAATCGCGGCTTTCGCCCTTGCGGAACCAGTCCGAGAAGCGCTTCTCATATTCGAGACGCTCGGCGGATTTGGTCTCGCCATCGCCGGGGCGCGCCGTGCGCTTCAAAGAGACGATTTCCGTCTCCAGTTCCTTGCGCTTGGCCTCCATTTCGCCGATGGCGTCGGAGATTTTCTTGATTTCGTCCTTGCGGACGACATCGGAAAAGCCGTTCTTGGCTTCGGCAATGGCGGCGTCGTTTTTCTGCTTGAACTCTTCAAAGCTGCGGTTGATGCTCTCGATAATCGAGCCGACATCGCCCGCACCGGACGCCGTAGCGCCAGTGGTCGTCGTCATGATGTTTTGTCCTGAGACTACGCGCGGAGAGTTGTTTCCAACTTGCGCAATGCTGCGGCCAAAGCGGCCGTTTTTGTCGCAGCATCCTCGTCACGAGGACCGGTTTCGACGTTCACGCCTGCGTCACGCAAGCGCTCTTTGAAAATCGCGACAGCTTTGACAGCTTCGCGCCCGGCGAACCCTGCGTCACGCAAGGCCTTTTCAATGTCGCGCGGGTTAAAGTCCTTGACGGTCGTAACCGTCGCTTGATCATTCATTGGGAAGGTAACGAGCGAAACTTCCATCAAACCA